CAGCCCACCCCTGCGCCTGTGGCAACCCCTACCCCTGCACCGGCTCCTGCGGCACCTGCCCAGACTGTGGCCCCTACTAACCCCGCTCCCACTGTTCCCGTTACCACGGCCCCCACCTACACCCTTGACCAGATCGCCAAGGCCGGTGCCAGCCTGGTGGATGCGGGCAAGATGGAGCAACTGCTGGCTCTGCTGGCCAAGTATGGCGTGCAGGCCGTCACCCAGCTCCAGCCGGACCAGTACGGTGTCTTTGCCACCGAACTGCGGACGCTGGGCGCACAGCTCTAAGGAGGTGCCCTATGCCTCCCGAAAAGCACGCCCTGCTTTCTGCCTCATCGGCATCCCGCTGGCTGAAATGCACGGCTGCCCCCCGCTTTGAGGAGCACCTGCCGGAGCGCACCAGCGAATATGCGGAGGAGGGCCGCCTGGCCCACGCCATCTGTGAGCTCAAGACCCTCAAGAAATTCACTGTGATGACCTCCCGCACCTACACCACCCGCCTCAACAAGCTCAAAAAGAACCCGCTCTACTCTGAGGAAATGGACAAGACCAGTGACCTCTACATTGAGCACCTGATTGAGCAGGCCATGCTCTATGACAGCACGCCCACTGTGGTAGCGGAGGTGCAAGTGGACTTTGGGGAGTATGTCCCGGAGGGCTTTGGCACCTGTGACAATGTGATGATTGGCGGGGACACCCTCAGCATCACGGACTACAAGCACGGCAAGGGTGTCCCGGTGTCCGCCGTGGGCAACCCGCAGATGCGGCTCTACGCTCTGGGTGCTCTCAAGCGCTATGCCCCCGTGTTCGGCGATGCCATCAAGAAAGTCCGCATGTCCATTGACCAGCCCCGCCTTGACAGCTACACCACCGACACTATCACCGTGGAGGAGCTGATGGCCTGGGGCGAGAACATCAAGCCCATTGCACAAAAGGCTTTCTCCGGGCTGGGTGAGTTTGTCCCCGGTGACCACTGCCGTTTTTGCCGTGGCAAGGCTCAGTGCCGTGCCCGTGCCAACACCAACACGGCGCTGGAGGACTTCAAGGACTGCGTGCCCGCCGCCTCCGTCCCGCCTGACGCTATGGTCCCCCAGGAGTTTTCCCACATCGGCCCGCATGGGAATGAGGTGCGCCCGCTCCTCTCTGATGCGGAGATCGGTGACCTCCTCATCCGTGGCAAGGAGCTGGTGGCCTGGTACAAGGACCTGGAGGAATACGCCACCAAGGCCCTACTGGATGGCAAGCCCATTGAGGGCTGGAAACTGGTGGCTGGCCGGAGCATCCGCACCTTTACGGACCAGGATGCCGCCATCCAAGCTGCCATTGCCGCCGGATATGATGAGGCCCTGCTCTATGACCGCAAGCCCAAGACGCTCTCTGAGATGGAGAAACTGATGGGCAAGGCGGAGTTTGCCGAGAAAATCGGCGGCTATGTGACCAAACCCCTGGGCAAGCCCACGCTGGCCCTCAGCACGGACAAGCGTGAGGCCTACAACCCCGCCGCTGCTGACTTTGCCGGGGTGACCGCCAGTGAGTAAGTATCAGACCTGCGCCCATTCTGCCCCTTGGCAACCTCCCATCCCGCTGGATGATGCGGAAAAGGGCTACCCCGTGGGCCGTTTTTGCAAGCACGCTTGCGGCAGTACGGCTGTCATCCGTGACCCGGAGGTCTGCGAGAGCTGCACACAGTACACAGACCCCGCCAAGCTCATCACCATCAACACTGGGGACTACCACGCAGACATCTATTTTGACCGGCTGGAGGACATGCCCCTCTCCAACATCCGCAAGGTTTTCAAGCTACTCCTGGCGGACCCGTGGAGCAATGAGGGAGCCATCCGTCAGATGACCCTCTACCTGGATGCCGCCGTGATTGAAAGCAAAGAGGCCTGGAAACAGGCCAGTATTGAGTATCAGAACGGCTGGCGCAATGTGTTCAATAAGAAAAGCCGCCTCAAAGAGGACCGCCAAAAGCTCCGGGAAAACAACCGGCTGACCGCTGCCGTAAAGCGGACCAAAGCCCGGCATGAGCGCTGGGTGAAACTTCAAACCTGCTGGGCTGAGGCCCAGCCTGATGCAAACACCAGAGTGTAATTTAACTGTAAAGGAGATCAAAAGATTATGTATCAGAATGATGCCATGAAAGTCCTGACTGGTGAGGTCCGCCTCTCCTATGCCAACCTGACCACCCCCAGAGCCGCCCAGCAGGGCGGTGAGCCCAAGTATTCCGTCACCCTGCTCATCCCCAAGAGCGATGCCGCCACCAAGGCTGACATTGACGCTGCCATCCAGGCCGCCGCCAATGAGGCCATGGCCAAGGTGTGGAACGGTGCCCGCCCGCCCATGCTCAAGGTGCCCATCTACGATGGTGACGGCGTGCGGCCCTCCGGTGTTCCCTTTGGCGATGAGTGCAAGGGCCATTGGGTGATGACCGCCTCTACCAAGAACAAGCCCCAAGTGGTGGGCATCGACAACATCAACTGCGAACTGTCCCCGGCGGACATTTACAGCGGCATGTATGGCCGTGTCACCGTCCGTTTCTTCGGCTACTCCAACAGCGGCAACAAGGGCATTGGCTGTGGTCTGGGCAATGTTCTCAAGACCCGTGATGGGGAGCCCCTGAGCGGCCAGGCCTCCGCTGCCTCCGACTTCGCCGGGCTGGGCGGCATTCCTGCGGCCACTCCCACCTACGGTGCGGCGATGCCCGCCACCCCCGGTGCCTACGGTGTCCAGCCTGCGGCCCCCGCCGCCCCTGCTGCTCAGGTGCCCTGGGCTACCACCGGCGGCATCAACCCCATCACCGGCCAGCCCATGTGATAAGGAGGAGCGACTGATGAACACCAGATTTGATGGCCAGCTCTGGATTGGAGCCTTTGGCGTGACCCTTGAGGTCAAAGAGATGGAAACCGGCCACCTGCTCAACACGGTCAAGACGCTTTTGCAGAAACCCGCCCGTGTGCAGGCCATGCTTGTGGCCGACATTGAGAACGCCACCTTTGCGGAGCCCCAGGCGTGGACCGCCAACCGCAAGGAGGACATCCGTAAGGTGTCCGTCCACAACATCACCAGCCTCTCCGCTGAGGAGCTGGTGGAGTATATCAAGGGCACCACGCTTTTCAATACCATGCTGGCGGAGCTGGAGGCCCGTGGCGTGAACACGGAGAACATCATGCAGCTCTACACTACGGATGAGGCTTTCCGCAACTAAGAAAGGATGACACCATGCACCATCTCAGCATTGACCTTGAAACCTATTCAAGCGTGCCGATTGCTAAGGCCGGGGCGCAAAAGTACATCTCCAGCCAGGACTTTGAAATCCTGCTCTTTGCGTACAGTGTGGATGGTGCGCCTGTTGAGATCATTGACCTGGCACGGGGGGAACACCTCCCCCCGTGGCTGGTCCAGGCCATCACCTCCCCGGAGTACATCAAGCACGCATACAACGCCCCCTTTGAGTGGGGCTGCCTGTCCAAGTTTTTGGGCACCCTGCCGCCGGACCAATGGCGCTGCACCATGTTCCACGGCCTCTATTGTGGCTACACAGCAGGCCTGGATGCCACTGGCAAGGCCCTGGGGCTTGCTGAGGACAAGCGCAAGCTCAACACCGGCAAGGCGCTCATCCGTTATTTCTGCGTCCCTTGCGCCCCTACAAAGGCCAATGGAGGCCGCACCCGCAACCTGCCCCAGCACGACACCGACAAGTGGGAGCTGTTCAAAGAATACTGCCGCCAGGATGTTGTGACTGAGATGGAGATTGAGCGGCGGCTCTCTGCTTTCCCCGTGCCGGACTTCGTGCAAAAGCAATGGGAAACGGACCTCATCATCAATGCCCGTGGCGTGGCCGTGGACATGGACCTGGTGAGCGGTGCCCTCTATCTGGGCAATGTGACCCGCCAAAACCTCACCCAGGAGGCCATGAAAATCTCCAAGCTGGACAACCCCAACAGCGTGGCACAGCTCACGCAATGGCTCCAGGAGGCCATGGGAGAGGAGCTTGCGGACCTCCGCAAGGACACCGTGGCCCGCCTGCTGGGCAAGGAGGACAACAGCCCCCAGGTCCAGCGGATGCTTGAGATACGCCAAGAGCTGGGCAAGACCAGCACCAAAAAGTATGACGCTATTGAGGCCGCTGTGTGCCCGGATGGCCGTGTCCGTGGGCTGCTCCAATTCTATGGAGCGAACAGGACGGGGCGCTGGGCAGGCCGCCTGGTGCAGGTCCAGAACTTGCCCCGCACCTACACAGAGCCGCTGCCGTTGGCCCGTGAGCTGGTGGAGCACCGCAAGCTGGATGCCCTCCGGCTGATCTATGGCTCCGTGCCTGACACCCTCAGCCAGCTCATCCGCACCGCCTTTGTGGCCCCGGAGGGGCATGTCCTCATTGACGCTGACTTTTCGGCCATTGAGGCCCGTGTCATCTCCTGGCTGGCCGGTGAGCAATGGCGGCTGGAGGTGTTCCGCACCCACGGAAAAATCTATGAGGCCTCCGCCTCTCAGATGTTCGGCGTGCCCATTGAGCTCATCAAAAAGGGCAATCCAGAGTATGCACTCCGGCAAAAGGGCAAGGTGGCAGAGCTGGCCCTGGGCTACCAGGGCAGCACCGGCGCACTCATCAACATGGGAGCCTTGGACATGGGCATCCCGGAGGAGGACCTGCCGGACATCGTGAGCCGCTGGCGTGAGGCCAACAAGCGCATCCGTGACCTGTGGTATTCCATGGACAATGCCGCCGTGCAGGTCATCACCCAGGGTGGCAGTGTGGGCATCAATGGCCTGCTGCTGGCCCGTGAGTATGACTACAACCAGGGCACCGACTGTTTCACCATTCAGCTCCCCTCTGGCCGCAAGCTCTACTATGTGAGCCCCGGCATCGGTGAAAACCAATGGGGCAATCCCTCCATCTCCTACATGGGCATGGACCAGAAAACCAAACGGTGGAAACGCATCGAAACCTACGGCGGCAAGCTGGTGGAAAACTGCGTCCAGGCCATTGCCCGTGACTGTCTGGCGGACACCATTGAACGCCTTGAGGCTGCTGGCCTGCCGGTGATTTTCCACATCCATGATGAGGTGGTCATTGACATTGCCCCCTGGGCTGATGAGGACACCATGCTGGACACGGTGGTCAACATCATGCGCCAGCCCATCCCGTGGGCCGCTGATCTGCCGCTCAACGCTGATGGCTGGGTGGGCACATTCTTCAAGAAAGACTAAATAACTGACGAGCCCCCCCCCCGCTACCAATGCGGTGGTGGGCTGAGGGAGGCTTTTATGCAAATCCTTGTTGCCTGCGAGGAAAGCCAGGCGGTCACCATAGCTTTAAGAAAGCTGGGCCATGAGGCATACAGTTGTGACCTCATCCCATGCTCCGGCGGCCACCCTGAGTGGCACATCCAGCAAGATGTGCTCCCTCTGCTCAACGGCTACTGCTTTTTCAAGACCTGTGACGGCTCCGCACATTATGTACTGGGGCGGCGGGACATGCTCATTGCTTTCCCGCCGTGCACCTATCTGACCAACGCCAGCGCCGTCCGCATGAGGGTAAAGGGTGAGATTGTGGCGGAGCGATACGCCAAAGCAATGGAGGCCAAGGCTTTCTTTATGAGCTTTCTGAGCGCCGACTGTGCAAAGATCGCCGTGGAAAACCCCACTCCTTTGAAAATCGTGGAGCTACCGCCCTACACCCAAGCAATACAGCCGTGGCAGTTTGGGCACCCGTACACAAAGCGGACATGCCTGTGGCTCAAAGAGCTGCCCCTGCTGGTCCCCACCGAAATCATCACGGAGGGTGTCACCCCATGGGTAAATGGCGGATGCAAAGACGCACATGGGAACTACCGGCGCTTTCAAGGCCGCAGAGAACGGGACCCCATCAACAGGGCCAAAACTTTCCCCGGCATAGCCGCCGCAATGGCGGAACAATGGGCCGGGCCCGTGACTACTTAATAATCAGCCCCCCCCGCTGTTTGCGGAGGCGGGGCGTGGGAGGCACACATGAAATACATTGCATCGTGCTCCTTTGGCAAGGACAGCCTGGCCATGGTGCTCATGCTCATAGAGCGTGGTCTGCCGCTGGATGAGGTGGTCTTTTACGACACCGGGATGGAGTTTCAGGCCATCTATGACCTGCGGGATGATATGCTCCCGATATTCCAGCAGCACGGCATCAAATACACAACACTATACCCGGACAACCCTTTTCTCTATGACATGCTGGAGCGTCCCGTCAAGGGGCGTGAGCGGCGTGGGTATGGCTGGTGTGGCGGCCTGTGCCGCTGGGGCACCACCTGCAAGCTGCGGACCATTGACCAGTATGCAGAGCGCCAGGGCGCAAAGGTCTATGTGGGCATCGCCGCAGATGAAACGCCCAGGCTCCAAAAAGAGCGCAAGCCCTACAAGCTCTTTCCGCTTGCGGAGTTTGGCAGGACTGAGGCGGACTGCCTGCAATATTGCTACTCCGCCGGATATTTCTGGCTGGAGGGCTCCATCCGGCTCTATGACATTCTGGACCGTGTTTCCTGCTGGTGCTGTTGCAACAAAAACCTCAAGGAGCTCAGAAACATCCGCCAGTATCTCCCGGAGTATTGGGAAAAGCTGAAACACCTACAAGCCCAGTTAGAGCGCCCCATGAAAGGCTTTTACAAAGGCCAGCCCCGTGGCGTGTTTGAACTGGATGAACGCTTTGCAAGAGAGGACCGTGACACATGAAAATCATTAACCCCTATACCGAAATCCTCACCCCGCTGGATGGCCAGGCCATCCTCCAGCACATTGAGCTGTGCGGGCGGGTCTGCTACAAGTCTGAGGACAAAATCACCGACACCAGCGCCGCCAAGTTTGTGGCGGGCATCATCAAGCGTGGCCATGAGGCCGTCCTGGAACACTTTGACATCACGGTCAAGTTTGTGTGTGACCGGGGTGTGTCCCATGAAATTGTCCGGCACCGCATGGCCTCCTACTGCCAGGAGAGCACCCGCTACTGCAACTATTCCAAGGATGTTTTTGGCAGTGAAATCACCGTCATCCGCCCCTCTTTCCTGACGGAGGGCACACCGGGCTGGCAGTATTGGAAAGTGGCTTGCAGAATGGCTGAAAAGTCATATTTTGAGCTGCTGGACTGGGGCTGCACCCCGCAAGAGGCCCGTGCTGTTCTGCCCACATGCCTCAAGACCGAGGTGGTGATGACAGCCAACCTGCGAGAATGGCGGCATTTCTTCAAGCTGCGGACCGCCCCGGCGGCGCACCCGCAGATGCGTGAGGTGGCCATCCCGCTGCTCCACCAGATGCGCTCCCAGGTGCCGGTCATCTTCGATGATATTGAGGAGGCCGCCCATGAAACTGTGTGACCGCTGCCCCCAGGCTGGCTCTTGCCTGTTGAACTATCTGGGCAAGGCTTGCCACAAGCTCCGTATGCAGGAGTGCCCGGAGGTGGTCCCCACCACGCTGGAGCTCATGCACAACATGGACGCTGAGGAACTGGCCGCTTTCCTCTCCAAGACCTTTTGCCAGTCCCTTGGAAAAACGCAACTTTTGGAATGGCTCAATAAGGAGGTGCCCGATGAAACGCTCTGAGATTTTGGAGGCCGCCCGCCGCTGTGTCTGCGGTGAGCGTGAGCAGGACTATGGCACGCCGGAGAATAACTTTGAAACCATCGGCCTGCTCTGGGGTGTCTACCTCAGAGCGGCGCACCCGGAGTATGCCAAGGTCATGCCCATCAACGGCATCACGGCCAAGGATGCCGGCACTATGCTGGCCCTGCTCAAGGTGGCCCGCATCGCCACCGGCTCCAGCCCTGACAGCTTTATTGATCTGGCGGGCTATGCAGCCTGCGCCGGTGAAATCGTGACAGAAAGGAGCTGCCCCTATGAAAAAGCGGAAACCCAGACCCAGGAGTGAAAAGCCCCGAATGTGTGACCCCGGCATGTGTGACTGCTGCCAGTACATTGGTGAGGGTGACTTCATCTGTGACAAAGGCCCCGGCCAGCCGGTCCTTGTGGTTGAGGACTGGCAGCCCAATGAGAACGCCGGGCGCTGCCGGAGAGGCACAAAGCGATGAACAGAAAAGAGCGGCGAAACCTGCAACGCCAAGGTGTGCAGGTGCCCAAAGACCCCACACTCAACATCAAGCTCTCCGCTCTGGGCAAGTCCATAATGACCCCGGAGATGCAGATGGCCATGATGCACGAAATCAACCAGCAATGCCTTGAGAAAGATGACTTGCTGGCTCTGGATGTGGACTGCATGGTGCTCTGGACACTGCACCGGCACCTGGGCTTTGGGGTCAAGCGGCTCCATGACTTCTATCTGGCGATGGCCGCAGAGCACCGCCGGATGCGTGAATTTTATGAAATGGATGACCTGTACCCGGAACGGCTCAAGCTCAAAGAGCTGGGTGCAGATGTCGAACAATGGCAAAAGGAGGTGCTGGCCAATGAGCCCAAAACCCTGGGAAAACGCTGAGGGCTACGTAGACCCAACGGCATACAACGCCATCAAGAAAGTGTCCGCAGAGGGGCATGAGGCGCTGGATGCCAAGGTCAACACTCTCATCAAGGTCCTCAAGTTTATCATTGCGGAAAGCGGCTTTGAGCTGGCGGCCCGCATTGAGCTCCGGGACCGCAAGACAGGGAGGTTTTTTAGATGACAACCATCACAACGATTTGCAATCGCTGCGGGCGCACCCGTGTCACTAAATGTGTGGACACCTTTTACTCCACCGCAGATATGTGGTCCAGCGCTTGCGGATTTTTCCACGGCATCACCCGTCACTGGGGCACACTGTCCCCGAAAGCTCACAGATGGGCCCCGTTTTACTGCGTGGTGGTGCCCCTGCGCCTCATCCTGGCGCTGGTCTGGGACCTGCTCCGGGCAACGCTGCTTGTGGTGACTTGGCCCGTCTGGTGGCTGCATGAGGAGGTGCTGGGACGATGACCAAATGTGAAACGGCAATCTGCCAGCTTGCGGTGAATGTCTATGGCAAGACCAGCCAGTGCACGGTCTGCATGGAGGAGATGGCAGAGCTCACCAAGGAGCTCTCCAAAAACCTCCGTGGCCAGGACAACGCCGCCCACATCGCTGAGGAGATCGCTGATGTTGAGATCATGCTGGAACAGCTCAAGCTCATGTTTAGCATCCGTGATGAGGTGACCCAGCAGCGCACCGTCAAGCTCCAGCGGCTTGACAACCGCATTTCTCAATCCCTGATACATCCGAAACCGTGAGGTGTGACCCATGCAATTTGACCGCAAAATAACCATCTCCGCCGGTAGCAGCCGGAGGGCCATGGTCTGGCAGGCGCAAACCCTGCTCATTTCTGAGCTGTGGGCAAAGCTCCAGACCCCCGCCAGAGGCACTGAGCCCCTGGCAGAATATCTGAATATGAAAAAGGCCCAGCAGGATGACCTCAAGGATGTGGGCGGCTTTATGGCAGGCACACTGTCAGGCCCCCGCCGAAAGGCCAACAATGTGACCGGGCGTGATGTCATCACGCTGGACCTGGACAACATCCCACCGGGCGGCACGGAGGATGTCCTGCGCCGTGTTGAGGGGCTGAGCTGCGGCTATTGCATCTATTCCACCCGTAAGCACAGCCCGGCGGCACCCCGCCTGCGTGTTCTGCTGCCGCTGGACCGCACGGCCTCAGCGGATGAATATGAGCCCATCGCCCGCAAGATGGCGGAGTACATAGGCCTGGAGCTCTGTGACCCCACCACCTTTGAGGTGTCCCGTCTGA